TTTGAAAACTCTCTTTTCAGGTGCTCTCATAATTCTATGGATTAACATTGCATCTTCCATAAGAGATAATTGTTTCCACAATCTTCTTCCATTTTCAATCATTGATTTACCATATGGTAACCAATTTGTATCTGCTAATAATCTGAAATGTGCTATTTCAAAGTTTTCATAATCTTGTTTACCATTCGGGTCCTCAGTAATTTTAAACTTTACCGAGTTTGGATTAGCAGGATCAGTTCTTTCTAATCGTTCTGTGTTATAAACTGAATGTGGTGTTACGTTAACGATACCCTTACCTTCAGCAACTTCTAATCCTAAAAAGAAATCCCCATACTTACACATATTTCTTACCCATGGCCATAGGTTGAACTCAACGTTCATTACATCGTAGAATAAGTTATTAAGTATATCTTTAACTTTTTCGTTATCTGAGTTAATTAACATTACATCACCAAATTCATTCTTTAGTGTTGATTCATCTGCGTAAATATCTAATGCGGAAGCAAGAATAGGGTCATTATCCATTGCATCGTAATCTCTAAAAACTTCTCTACGAACTTGTTGGTATGCCATTGATTGTGCACCACCTGCTTGTTCATAGAAACTTTTTTGAAGTTTTGTGTATCTATCTCGTAGAGATGATAAATTTGTTTGCTGTCTTTCATCAGAATCAAAGACGGTTCGTTTTCCATCCTTATCAACCGTTACGATTGCTTGAGAACGAAAGAGTTTTGTTAATCTTCCAAAAAATGAAGTATCTGCCATTTGTATTTAGTTTTTAATTTATAACCTTTATTATTACCATTTTCTACAAGACCAATATCTTGCTTTGTGTTTTGGACCAGGTGAGTCACAATTGTGTCTAGCTCTAAATGCTTTTCTAGCATCTGGATTAGATTTTCTTATTGACATTGTTTTTTCTCCTGCTTTCTTTGCGGAAGTTCCACCATGTCCAAAGTTCACCTTTACCACATTACCTTTGGGGTTATTAACATATACTTTAAACTTTTTAACATCACCTCTCATTGGTTTTCCAAGTTTTACTGTTCTACCTTGATATTCAGCTTCATTTATGTCAGCTTTATATTCTTTCATAAACTCAGTAAATTCTTTTATATCATCATGATTTTCTACCGTGTATTCTTCACAGTAATTTTCATTTTCCGATAATAAACTATATAATGATATCATACTTATTTTCTCCTATACTATAAATATAGATTTATTTAATTAACCATGTTAGGTCCTCATTTGTATCACCAATCTTCATATTCCAAGGATTTTCTTCTAGTGAATCATTACCACCGAATCCGAATTCGCCTAAGCTTGTAGTAGATTGCCCTATACCACCCAATGTTTGTCTTGTTAAATCAACACCTTCTTGTTTTAATCTAAGTGCAGTATCTCTAACCCATAATGAAATTGCCAATGACATTGTTAAATCATCGTTATACCCTCTCATTGCTTCTGCTCGATTACCATTCCATATAAATGTAAATAGCTCATCTATGGTTCTCGTAGAACGTATGGTTACATCCTTTTCTCTAATGTATTGTTCCAACTTGGAAATAATTAAAGGTCTTGTTTTAGATGTTGTACTAAAACCAGCTACCATATTTCTTTCTTCTGCTCTGTATCTATTATGTAGTTGATTTTCAACATCTACATATTTTAAATCTTTACTCATATAAAATAAGTTAGGATATGCTCTATCTATAATTTGTTGGATTACTGCCCAACCAATATTTGCGTTCTCTACAACCAATAATGCGTTATTATAATCAGTTGCAAGTGATACTAAGAAGTTTCCAAAATCTTTAGTATCTAATTTACCTTTGTATTCTGCTACTTGAGTAGATGATTCAACATCTATAACATGACATGCCGAGAAATCGGCAGCATCACCACGAGCAACATCGGCAACTACCATATATGTTTTCTGATAATTAGGATATTCCCATTTCCATAGGTTTCCATCAAATCCAGTCTTTTCAATTGGTTCTTGACAATATGTTTCTTTATAAAACATTAAAAGTTGTGGGTCTATTACAGTATCACCGGAAGATACAAAGTCACAATCACATTCTTGTGCTGCTCCTTTTGGTCCTAATAAAACTTCTTGCTCATCTCTCCAAATTTGGTCTCTTTCAGGATGAACACTCCAATGTAATCTAATATTATTAAATGTATTTGTACCATCTTCTGAACCTACCCAAGTTTTATGGAAAAAGTTTCCAACTCCATTTGGAGTAGAAAGAATAATTGCATTACCCCCAGTCGATAGTGTAGATTGTGCGGATACCCAAATCTCTTCAATCTTATCAATAAAAGCTGCTTCATCAAATACTAAAAGGGATAGTGCTTCAGAACGACCAGCATCACCTGCTGCCGAAGTTGCTTTTATCTGTGAACCGTTTGAGTAACGTAGAGATAGTTTATTATCTTCTACGGTTTCTTGTTTTAACCACGATGGTAAGTACTGATTCATTACACGAACCTTCGTTACAAGGTTCTTGGCAACTTCTTGTTTAGTTGCAATTACTAATACATTAAAATCTTGATGAAATAACATTTTCCATAATGCAAATCCAGCGGTTAAGGTAGAGATACCTGTTTGACGTGATTTGAGAATAACGTTGTATCTATGTTCTGCAAATTGGTCTAATGTTTGTTCTTGGAATGGGTATAAGTGAAAAGGAATTTTACCACGAACTGGATGCTGAATCATACAATACTTCTTCATGAAGTAAATTGAATCACCGGCACACTTCTGATACTCTAATTTTATTATATCCTTTAAACTTTGCTTAGCCATTATCTACCACCTAATAATACAAGTAGTGCACCAACACCAATGTAAGTTCCAATTTTATATAAAAGAGTTTTTCGTTTTTCTCCTTTTAATTCTTTTTCCAATTCTAATGATTTTTCAGATTCTAAGCCAAATTGTTCGTTTTTCTTTGTAATTATAGATTCTAAGTTTATAACTTTAATATCTAAATTACCAATGACACTATCTTTTATAACAATTTTCTTTTGCTCTAATTGTAATAATTCAACGGTCTTTCTTAGTTCTTCTTTTGCACCATCACCTGTAATTAAATCTTTAATTACCAGCTTTGCTATTGGTTGCTTTAAAGATACTATCGTATCTTTTTGTGAAAAACTCTTGAAGCTCACTAATAGTAAGATTATCAACAGTATTTGATTTCTCATCTGTATTTCTCCTTATTGTATAAATGTTAGTTTTTACTTTATCAATATCACCATCGATATTTTTTAGTTCTGCATGTAAATTAGAAATCATTTTATCTAATGTACTGTTAACAGTTTGGATTGAATCAATTTGTTTTCCAATATTTTCAATCTTATCATTAAATCCTTTAATATCAGTCTTTAATCCTCTAACATTAAAAATTGTAAATGCTAAGAATGCCATACAGATAATAATTAATATGTTTGTATATCTTGTACCACTCATAATTATAAATAATGCTCCATGTTGTTATCACGTAACTTCTCAAATGCAAGATTTCTCTTTTCTTCAATTTCCTCGATTTCTTTATTACCACTATCAATCAATTCTTGAATTTCTTTTTTAGTAGATTCAACTGATTGAGGTAATTCCCACTTTTCAGTAGAACCATCTTCGTTTATGTATTCATAATATGGTTTAACATCTAAAATAGCTTGATTATATTGTTCTATCTTAGCTTTACCATAAATAATCATCCTAGTCCAAACTTTATAACTAGCGTATTCATCATAAACACCAGCTACTCGTATAGCATGCTCTCTATCAATTGTACAATCGATACAATAACCACCTTTTTCAATCATCGTTTTATCTTTTGATGATTTTTTAATGGTCTTACAATCTTTATTGGAACATTGTTGCTTTTCGTTGAGGTATTTACGAACATCTGAGAATGCTTCAGAGTTTTTACCCGTCTTTACTACATATCCTTCTTTTTGTTCGTACTTATTGTGTTCATCTTCCCAAACATCACCCACTTCGTGAGTTTCCTTTGCCTTACTGTATCCAATGGTGGTATTTTTAGCATACTCACCGGTCTTTACCATATCCATCAACTTTCTACGAGTTGGATGCATGTATTTTTTCTTAAACTCTTTACCCATTGTTATATATTAGGTTTGTTTTTATTATATATAAATATATAAAAATAAAATTTAGAAGAAAATACCCAATAATTGATTAACGGAAGCAAATGCACCAGTTAGTTTGAAGGTGTTTCCTTTATATTGGAAAACAATACCCTCATTTGGTACAATTTTAGATGGACCACCGATTGCTTTTAATCTTTGTAACTCTAATTTAAGCTTTTCTATCTTTTTAGGGTCACCTGATTTCTTAACATCTTTAATTGTCTTATCTATTCTCTTTTTTATAGAACGAACTGCCTCATCTGGATTCACAGTAAGTACTGATGATGTAAATTCCAATACATCAGCTCCAACACCTAAGAAGATGTTTTCAAATTTCATTATATTTGTTTTAGAAATTTTAACTTGGTC